AGCAGATAAGGTGAGTAGATATCATGAACGTTTATTAGTGTTAGAAAGAGAAAATCAACGATTACAAGACTCTTTTTCCAGACATCTTGAAGGATGCTCATGTCATAATGATTCTAAAAACTCCGATGCCAAAGTTATGGTAACTAGTACTGCTGTAGAAACAGAATGTGAGTCTTGTAGTGCTTAATTTTTTTTAGACCTGCCAACTAAATCATCTAATTTAGGGGCAAAAATTTTAACATCTCTTCGTATATGTTCTTCCTGGGTTTCGGTGTTAGGATTATCAATATCATTTTTAACTTCTTCTTCTGAAAAATATTCATAACCTGTTTTGGTATTAGTAATAGTTGTTTCTGATCGACAACTCATTTTAGGTATTTCTCTTCCATCAGCTAGTTTTACTGTTCCAAGCTGCTTAGCTTCTTCTATAATTTTAGGCATTTTCACTCCTCTTAGTTTCTAAATTAAAACTTATTACTATTCTTTCTTCCTTAGATTCATTAGTTTCTACTTCATGGCGAAGCCAAGAAGGAAAAAAAATTAAATCATTTTCTTTTGGCTCCCAAGAAACTCTCCCACTTACATGAATACTTTCGTCTTCTTTTTTAGGAGGAGATAAAATTTCTACTTGAGGCCTAGGATCATGAAAAATTATCTTTCCGCTTTGAGGAGGAACTTTTAAATAAAAAACTCCTGACAGATAATTAAATGCATGAATGTGTAAATGGTTTTTGCTTCCGGGCCCATTTACCATAGCCCACATTCCTGTCATACTAGGTATAATAAAATCTTGAACACTTAAATGATTAAATGCTTCTTGTCCTAAATTTATTATCTCAGATTTAAGAATATTAAAACGATCATCTTCTTGTAAATTAGAAGCACTATGCCACCCCCCTTTATTTGATTTATTAATACCTACGGGATCTTTAGATTTAATTTCTTGTATTACTTTAATTAAATCCTCATAACCACCAAGATTTAAAGAAAATACTGGGGTAATAAATAAAGAATGTAGGTCGATTATAAATCTCCTTTTGTTATTTCTAGAACACTTGCCGTAACATGAATTTGATTAGCGGCATTTGCTTGAACATATAATATATCGCTTTCTTCTAATACAAAAGGTCGCTCTAATAATTCTACTGTAGTGTTAGCAGATATACTTTTTTGATTAAATAAAACAAAAGTAGCAGAAGCACTAGTGTCAGTATATTTAACGTCTACTAAAGTTGTATTAGCCGAATCACTGGCTACTATAATAGAATTAACAATTCCTGTGGTAGGAAAAGTAGGAGCTGTTCCTGTTACACCAGGAGAAGCAGATGGAACAGTATATACTGCTGTTAAATTAGTGTTAACCACATCTAAAGAAGAATTTTTATAGGTATCAGCCAAGGAACCAACTCCTTCCTGAAGATTTATCTTCTATGTCTTGAGCATAAGAAGTATTAAGAGATAAAATTATTTGTTCAAGTAAACGCATAATTTGATCTATTTGAGATTGTTGATAATCTGGTGTTGCATTAGGTAATCTTGTTATAGTTATTTTAGCCATTATGTTTTCTTATTATTTGCAGCAAATTTACGAGCAGCATCAACTGAACCAAAACCCCATTTTTTAAGTGCTAATGCTTTTCTTGTAGGTCTGCCTTTTGAATCTTTCATTGGACCTTTCATACCTGCAAAACGTGCAGCAAAAGATACTCTACGTGGGTTTTTTCCTTTAGCTACTGGAGCTTTTAAATTAGCCCCTTCAGTTCTTTTAAAATGGGCTCTTCCCGCCGCAGTTAAACCACCTGTTTTACTTTTATGTTCTTTTTTCATTTCTTTCCTTGGCTTTTAAGAATAGCTGATTGAGTAGGTGCGCCCTTTGCACCTTTTTTTCGCATTTTCTTACCAGCTTTTTTCTTTTTGTGAATGTTATACCACAAACCTTTTTTAGCTATTTTCCCTTCTTTCGTTACATGTGTATTCTTTTTCATTATCTTCTCCCATCAGGTCTAAGTTGTAATTTCATTGAACCTAGTCTCCAGTTAGTTTCATCTACTACATCAGTAGCAAAATTTAATTTAACAGATCTTCCTCTACCTCTTACATTAATTTTTTGCGTTGTACTACTAACATTACCTGAGGTTGTTTGAGAAACCGTAGATTGAGGATAATCTTCCAATGTTAATGTTACAGTCATTTCTTTTGCTAAATCAGTAAAATCAGGAACAAATTTACTTACAGACATAAAGTTGTCGCCATCTGCAATTTCAATAGATCCTGTGGTTAAAGAAGCAGTAATAGCTGTTCCATTTGCTTGATTGTTTCCTTTTTCGTGATTGTATAGATAAGATGCTCCGGCTGTTACCCCAAATGGAGTATTGCTTACTCCCGTACTTGTAGTAGCATTGGCGGTTACAGTAGAATCATATTGACTAGCAATAGGAAACTCATAGGTAAAGTTTCCAAGATAAGTAGTTCTTCCTAAAGTGGAAGTGTACCACGTTCCTTCTAAATAATTATAGACTACTACTCTATCTATTTGAGTAGCACTTGAAGAAGGATAAAACCATAAGACTTCATTAAACTCAGGATTAACTCCACATGCTATATCATTTTTATTTGTATAACTTAAATCATCATAAATATAATCTTGTACAGAACAAGGCATTTTTTTAACAACACCATCGTACATGTAAAAAGCATCATCACCCATCCAATACGCTTTACCATTAACATCAATAGCTGCATGTTGAGCAATTAAACCACAATTAGCACCTAATTGTCGTTGTCCAAAAGTAAAAGGAGTTCCTACAAATTGAACACCGTGTAGAGAAGTATCGGTCCATACTAATATTTGACCAGTAGATCTTACGGCTCCCACTATACGTGAACCGTCAGCAATTCTAAGTGATCCTGCTTCATTCGTAGCTGTAGGAGCCCATGTAGTTAAACTTTCTCTATCAGCAAATCTAAAAAATAAATCATCTTGGGTGGCAGCATCTGTAACTGTGGTAGATGTACCAAATAAAAATAAGTGTCTTGTGTCCGATGATACTAAATTAAATCGGGAAGCAACCGGGGCTGTTGCCCCAAGGGTCACGGCTCGTGTACCGGTTCCATTTGATTTATCCCATTGATAGGTTCCCCCATTTAAAACAGTAGCAATTAAATCTTCCCCAAAATTATCTAAAGACCATTGACGGGCATAAAGAGTTACGCTTGAAGATGATCGAGGCGTACTCCATGTACTTAATCCCCATGTTAAAACTCCCCAACCATAACCATATGTAGATGTAGAATTACCTACACTAATTTGATAAGTAGCAGTAACTGATCCACCTCCAGCAGCCGTAGTTCCAGTAGCATTGGACGAGTAAGTAATTGTATAACTATTAGCATCTATAACTGAGGTTATTTCAAATTCATTATTAAATTCTATACCATCAACAGTATTAGTAGCACTTCCATTATCAAATTGAACAAAATCTCCTACACTTGCACCGTGAGACGAATCTGTTACTGTTACTCCTGCACCACCACTTGTGGTTGCGAAAGGATTAGTTAAAGTTCCACTTGTTCGTCTAATAGGTGTAATATCAAAAACTGCACCTTCTGAGTAAAGATAAAGTTTTCTATCTGTTCCTAAAGCTAAATAACGAGTGCCATCTAAACTTATCCATGAATGAGTGTCACGAACCACCCCAATAAGTGTTTCATTAGGGTTAGGGAGGTATTCCCATCCTTTCCATCTTTCAGGTTTTCCATAATGAAATCTAACTAATTGAGAGTCAACATAACGTCTTTGATCCCCTGCTGCATAAGCAGAATCTTGTTTATCTACACCAGGTAAAAATTTTAAATCAGTTAATTGCATGCTTCCTTATACTAAATTATTTCTTGTTTTGTGGCAAGAATTGAGTTCCTACATTCCCTTTGAAGACATAGGTTCCATGATGGTTTAAACCACTTACCACATCAGCATAAACTCTTCCACCAATTTTCTGCCATAATCGACAAAAAGCATAATCTTCTGACAAATAACGTTTGGTTTCTGGTTCAATTATTGTATCAAAAAAAGCATAGTTCCATTGTGAGGTATCATGATAATCAAACTGAGTTTCATGGGGTTGGTTTAAATGTTGATCTGATTTAAATTTTAATTCAGGGTAAGCTTTTGCCATCTTTTCAAATACTTGCCTTTTTATTAACATAAATCCTGTCGCCCCATCCATTACTTCTATAAAACCCTTTTTTACTTCAATATGGTTAGGGTTTTTTACACTTAAATTATACTCTAAGCCTGCCGCATGAAGCTCATCTAAATCAATATTAGGATTATTTTTAATTCTTTTTTTTATTTTTCTCCAATCAATCGCTTTACGTGGGTACACCCCCGTTACTACATCTTCGTCAAGATCTAACATTCTAAAAACTGTTTTTTCACTAAAGCCAATATCGGCATCTATAAAAAGAAGGTGAGTATATTTGCCGGGATCATCCATAAATAATTGCACTAATGTGTTCCGAGCGCGAGTAATTAAAGATTCATTTCCCACGGTTCCAAACTGTAATTGAATATTGTGTTTAGGAGCTTCATTAACTAAACGTAAACAACTTTTAAAATAATCTGCTGTAATCATGCCTCCATAACAAGGAGTGCCTATAAAAATTTTAGGTGACACTGTACGAAACCTTTAAATAATCTATTTTTTTTATCCATCCTTTAGGGATAGCAATAGCTCCGCCCCCACTATCTTCGTCCTTGTCTTTACTATAGGAACGCATAATTACCACTTTTTTTTCATTATTAGTTACCATCCACCCTACTTCTTGGCAAATAGCTAATGGCGCATTAAGAATGTCTTTAGTTTCGAGCCAACCTGTTTCCATATCACGAGCATCTTCCCATGTCACACGAACCATAGGTATTTTATTAATATCAATCATTTTTAGACTCCTTAAAAAAAGCAGTTAATGTATAACGAGAAGAACTTTTTCCAAAAGATTGAAGATCACTGTGTAATATATTTCCCCCATTAAAAAATACTGCTCGATTTTCTATAAACCCAATATGTGAAGACAGTTGGCCATCCTCATTATAAAAGCCAGTACCATTATTTAATAAAGGCTCTCCTTTTAAAAACAATAAAAAATTAAAATCAGAAGGGTCTTGATGAACCATAGGTTTATGTTGGTTATGCCGTATGTGAACACATACTTCAAAAGGATATAAATCTATAGAGGGAAAAAAATATTTTTTTACCTCATTTAAAATAAAAGAATAAGGTTTAAATTCTTCCTCTGTAAAATTATAACGGTGGCCATAAAGCCCATCGTCATTAGTAACGGGTTTAAACTCTAGTTGGGTAAAATCATTTTGTAAAATTTTTAAAGTGTTTTTTTCTAAAAAATTATCAATGTAAGAAACAATTCTTAAATCTTTATTTACCATTACTTTTTTTATCTTGGAGGTGAAAATTAAAAGACATTGATCGTCTAATGTCTCCTTTCTTTTTAACTTTAAATGGCATTACTTGATGTTGATGCCTAGCTTCAAAAATAAAAAAGTTTCCTACTGCGGGTTCAACCCACTGACAACCCTGTCCATCAATACAAGTAAAAGATAGTTTACCATCTTTAAATTTATGAGATGCTTCCCCAGTATCGTTTATAAGTTCAGGTACTTTTAAAAATAAAACCGTAGAGTAACCCACCGAATTAAAATGAGTATGGGGCGGATTATATTCACCTTCTTTCATGTCATTAATCCAACAACTACTAACAGCTAATTGCCCACTAGAATTAGGGTCAACAAGTTTAAAGTGAATTAAAGAGTTCATGTA